CGTTTCACGTGAAACGTCAGTCCAGCCCGACTTCGCGGAGCGCATCCCCGAAGTACTCCACCGGCAACCCGCTACCGTCGTCCTCGCCGGCGAAGGCCGGCCGCAGCCTGGTCCGCACTGTGCCGTCTTCGTCTCGGACCAGTACCAGGCCGCCTTCGACTTCGAAGGTCCGCACCGTCGAAGGCCCGCCCCAGTGTGCCTGTGCGTCCGCTCGAACGGCTTCGTACCAGCCCAGCACCCGGGCCAGGGCATCCGCCGAAGTCAGCCTCAACGCTCGGACGCAGGCGTCCGTCACAGGGGCGCCCGTATCTTCGTAGACGCTCCCGAGCTTCTCTAGCACCGTCATCTCCATCCGCTCCCAGATGGTCTCGGCGTCTACGGGATCGTCGGGTTCCTGCCCAGCGCAGTCGCGCAGCCAAAGCTCAACTCGCTCTTCGCCGAGGAGCCGGTCCCACAGCACGCCGACGGCCTCCGCCTGAACCTCGTCCCACTCGGCTTCGATTTCGGAGGCGGCCTCCAGATCATTGCAGTAGTCGGCCTCGAAAGGCATTTCGCGGCCTTCGTCCAAGGCCCAGCCCTTCTCGGATAGGACGTCGATGGCGGCCTGCAGAAGGTCTGCGTCGGAGACGGCTTCGAGGAACTTGTTGATCATCAGGGTTTCCTTTCTCTCTCGTTTCCTGATATCTCTAGTCTAGTCGGTCCGGAGGCCGCTGTCAAGCGGCCTCCGGTGTGAGATGGCTAACACCAATCGAAGAAGCACTGCAACGGCGTCGGGAGGTTCTCCACGAGGTCTTCGGAGGTGGACATGAGTCCGTAGAGGGCGTCCCAGAGGGCTTGTGCGAAGTCGAGCCAGGTCATGGTTCTCAGGCCTCCCATCCGCGGTTCTGACGGCGGCTCCGGCGTCGTGCTCGCTGGCGCTCGCGGTCCGCTCGAAGGCTGGCGACGAAGTCGGGGACGTCGATTTCGGGGATGAAGGTGGTATGCATCAGGGTGTTCCTTTCTCTCTGTCTTCCTGATAGTTCTAGTCTAGCGGGCGTCGGCGGAGATGTCAAGCCCGAGGTTCGTGATGTGCGTCACTGTGAGGCCGAGTACGGTGGGTTCGTCGCGGACTCCGGCGTAGGCGTCCCAGCTCGGGGCAGGGCCTTCGCCGGAACCCCAGCCCGCCAGGATGCCGACTGCGACGGAGACGGCGGTCAGTAGGCGCCTCACCAGGCCCACCCGCCTACGTCATCGCGCACACGGAGCTCGGCGGCGAGGGTTCGGCGACAGGTCACCTGGCGGACGTCGTAGACGGGGATCGTGGCTTCGAGGTGCCGGACGACGGCGTTGGCGGTTTTCCGGGTATTCATCGG